AGTATTCCGAGCAGGGTGTGGACTTCCCGGCTGACAGTGTGCAGAAGCTGCACGAGTTTGTCGGAGGCGCTACGCTGGATCAGCTGTTCACGCCTTTCCCGACGCTCGTCAACAAAATGAAGACCTTCCTGAGTCCCAAGATTACCCAAGTAGCGGAGCAGCCGCCTTCGGTAGCTGCACTCCTGACGGGCCAGCAGACAGGGAACAAGCCTGCGCAGCGGGTGGTGGAGTATAGCCCCTTGAGCCTGCGCCAGCTGGACAGCCTGAAGCAGGAGGTCAACAAGGCAATCCGTCAGGCAGGTAACAGCCCGAGCCTCAGTAACACGCTTCCGGCGCTACAGGTGCTGAGGAAGAACCTGGCAGCGGAGATCAACAACATCCCCGAGTTTGGTCCTGCCTACCGCGCAGTCGATGCCAGCTTCTACAACGACATCGGCATTCCCTTTGACTCGGCAGGCTTGTCCCAGCTGGACAGTCTCCGCTTCAACGAGACCGTGGGCACCTATCTGAGCAAGCCGGAACGGGCTGTGGACTTCCTGTCCTTCGTAGGAGATGCCGGTATCCCGGTGGTCAAGGATGCCATCCTGCTGCGTATGCGTGACCGTATCTTTAACCGTGGCGTGGAGTTTAACCCCGAGGGCTATGCCAAGTTCATTAACGAAAACAAACTGCTTATCGACACCGTGCCGGGGCTGCGTCGGGAACTGAACGACATCGGGAACTCGATAGCGCGGATGGATGCCACCAAGGCGCGGCTGGATGCCCAGGCCAAGGAAGCCAACATGGTGCAGGCAGATAACTTCCTCAAGGCGGTTAACTCACAGGGGCTGGACACGGCCATCAACACGATGGTGAGAAGCCCTGACACGCTGTCGCGCTACGTAGACACTCTGAAGAATCTGGAGCCTGATGGGGCACAACGGGTACGGCAGGGGATCAGGACGGCATTGGTCAACAAGGCCTTTAGCTCGACTGAGGGTGCTGCGGTCTTCATTGATAAGCACCCGGAAGTGTTCTCTGCCTTCTTTGGTCCCGGCTACCTCAAGAATGTCAGGGCCTTGGCGGATGCACACGACATCCTCCGGCGTATCGACCCTAGTCGCATGAGCTATGCCTTCACCTACAAGGAAGCAGACCCTGTGGCGAAGGCGACAGGTAACTCCATCCCGCAGATAACTTCTACGCTGCGTGACAGGATTGCCAGTACGACCCAGAAGGCCTCGATCCTGCTGTCGCGGTGGTTCACCAAGAGGACTGCGGCACGAAGGGATGCGGAGATTGTTAATCTGCTGTCTTCGCCGGATGCTTTGGATAGGATCGCCAAGACATCGGCTGCTTACAGGAACAATCAGATTGATCTTCAGCAGTTTGCTAAAGACATCTCAAATACGTTTGCTTTGGTCTTTGCGGGTCGGATGGAACTGGCTGAAACAGGGGCAGAGATGGAGCAGCGGACGCCAGAGGCCCAGTAAAGAAAAACCCCTGCATAGGGAGGGCGGTCTATGCAGGGGTCAAGGGTACAAGAGCTATTTGTTTTTGTATTCTATGTCAGCTCAGGTCGGGTACTTCTTCTCAGCCTCTTCAAGTCTACTCAAGTACCATTGTGCTTTCTGTAGGTCTTGAAGGGGCTTTCTTTTGTAACGGTAGCGCCACAGGTACTTGATGGTGTTGCCCTTCAGATAGCCCATGTACTCCGCTGGGGTCATCGAGGCTTCAATCGCCTGTATACATTCCACGGCGCCTGAGTTGTAATGCATTGGTTTGTTGACTTCGTCAAACCTCGGCAAACGCCGTTCTTCGGGTGTAGATGCCATTGTGTTCATGGCTAGGTCGGTCCATTCTGCTGCTGTCCCCGGCATATCGGTTCCTCAAGTAGTTTATGGATACTGGCATCTCATCGAAGCTGCCATTCCTCACATCATTCAGCATCCAGATACCCCGCCAGGAATTGTTGCCCTGCCTGCCAAGGTAGTCCTCGTCGTGCTGGTAGTAGATGCCAACGAACAGCCCCGTCATCGTGCTGCCATCGGCTTTACATGCGTAGGCTATATCCCTGTCTTGAACGTGGCCCATGATGCAACTCATGTGTTTCTTTGTCAATAAAGCCTTGGCACTTGTAACAGGTCTTCCCATCGCCCCGGAGGGGAAGTAATGGCTGAAGGCTACCCCTTCGATGACACACACTTCCAAGAAGTCGTAGACCTCAAAGCCCCACTGCTCAAGGCCCAAGTCCTTGTAGCTGATCAGGCCCTCCAGCATCGCATCGGCATTGACGGCACGGCTAATGCGCTGCTCGTGGTTGCCGAGACAGAACACCAGCCGTGGGCGCCAGACCTTGTCCTTGTTGCGCCGTAAGCGCTCCTGTTCCTGTATGATCGGGGCCATGAACAAGGCCATGCCCATGCTCCCGGCGTCGATGTCCTTGGTGTAGCGTCTGCCTTCAAAGGACTTCTTGCCTTTGTCGTAACTGCTGAGACTGGGCATGTCCCAGTGATCCCCGATGAAGACAATGACATCAGGTCTTTTCTCTACGGCGTAGGCGCCTGCCCAGGACAGGTGGTCGAGATTAACGTCTGGCTTTGCTTGTGTGTCTGGTATGACCAGTATTCTCATTTTAATCCCCATGATGCTGGCGTGGTCTCTTCAGTGAAGTACCTGAAGCCATTGATGGAGGCCCATTCCCCGTGTGTCAGCTTAGTGCCGTCTGCTCTACTGCGGGCACCGGGCATCGGAGTCTGTGCGTTATAGAAGACAAAGACCAGTTCCTCCGTCTTCCCCAAGCCCTTCTGTACGTCGATGTACTTACGGGCTTCGCCTCGGTCCCGGAAGCGCCCCTTCGCTTCTATGTATATCTTCCATCCTCCCTTGCGCCCTGCGTCTACATAGATGAAATCAGGGTGGTAGGTCTTGACCTGCGTGTACTCGATTGTCTCTGTGTGGCACTTACATCCCCGCAGCTGGCGCTGGTGTAGTTCGTATTCAAACCACGAGTCATATCCCTTCGGGGGTTTCGTCTTGCCTCTTTTTTTCACTGACTTGGGCCTCGGTATGCGTAGGTGGTAACCAAATTTCACTGTTGCTCCGTCGTAACCACAGTAACTTGCCATTCTCGATGACGCGGTCAGTGTCGCCCTCAAACATCTCGACACAGCGGTCGAAGAGCGCCTGCTCCGTCGTGCAGTCCTTCAGCGCCTTGCTGGCCTTGGCTGGACCAATGCCCCTGATGCCTATCACGTTGTCGATGCGGTCCCCGGTCAGTATCTGGCTGTAGAAGAACACAAGGCCGTCCCAAGGGGTCACCGTGTAGCGGATGTCCTTGACGAAGTTGTAGTGCTTACCAGGTATCTGATCGAGGTCTTTGTCTATGGAGCAGATGACACACTCGGAACCACGTTGCGTGGCTTCGATGGCGATCATGTCATCGGCTTCTTCATCGCTGGAGAGGGTGGAGGGATGGTAGTCAAGCAGGTGCTGGCGGATCGTTTCCAGATGCTCGGGTTTCTCGGCAGGTCGGTTGCCCTTGTAGGGCGCGGTGACGGCCACCTGTGAACGGAAGTTACCCTTGCCTGTCAGGAAGACCTTGTACTCTTTGTCGGAGTCATCGGCTTTCTTGATGATGTTCCTGACGTAGAGGTCAGCGATAAAGAGAAAGTCCGCCACCGACTCAGCCTCCTTGGAGAAGACCGAGCGGTAGCAGATGATGTCGCCATCAATAAGCAGCATTAGACGAAGTCAGCATCTTCTTCTTCGGCGCCAGTACCGGGGTTGTACTCCACCAGATTGGTGACTACCAGCTTGACAATGCTGGCGCTGATGCCGTTCTTGCCTGCTGGATTCGTCCACGGGTAAGACCCCAAGCGCAAGCTGGCAATACTGCCGTTACCTACCTTGCTGGGGATAGTATCACCATCAGGCGTCAGTGCCTTGATTGGACGGGCAGACTTGCAAGTGATGAAGCTACCTTTCTCAGGCTGCTCCGCCTTCGTGCGTGTATTCAAACCCAGAGTCTTAAGTTCTTTGATATGCTCGGGTGTGAGATTGCAAAGGTCTACCTGGTACTTGCCGGACATCTTGTTCTTTTCCGTCAAGCAGGGCCACATCAGGGTTACATCTTTCAGGGTTACTAAGTCGCTCATATTTGCCTCCATTGGTTTAAGGGATACTGCACTGCTAAGTCTATTGAATCTGTATAGCTTGTCAAGCTGTTAATGCGTCTCCGCCCAGTTGTTGCCGATCTTGGCCTCACCCGACAGCGGGCAGCGTAAACCTAGCGCGATCCCGGCTTCCTTGATGGCCTTGACGCCGAGCCTCGCCACTTCCTCCGCCTCTTCCGGCCTTGCCTCCAGCTGCCATTCGTCGTGTACATTCAGCAGGAACTTTGCTTGCAGCTTGTACTCCAGCAAATAGTTATGAAGGATAACCAGCGCCTTCTTCATCACGATAGCGCCTGCGCTTTGAAGCAGGGTATTGAGTGCGCTGTGCGCTGACCTGATACGCAGCCTACGGCCATCGAGGCCCTTAAGCGTGGCATCAGTAGTCTCAGCAACGCGCTCTATGGTGTACTTCAGCTTCGCCAGTTTCGGCATGTTCTCCATAAAGCGGTCAATCAACTGCTGCCCCTCCTTGGCACCGCCACCGATGATGGCGCCGATCTTGCCGGGGCCAGCGCCGTACAGCAGGGCGTAGATGAAGGTCTTCGCTGCATCTCGGGAAGGCAGGCCAGCAGCCTCCTGATTGCGCGAGTGCACATCAGACTTGTCTTCCTTCTTGCCCTCGACTACTGATAGCGTGAAGTCCTTATCCCTCATGTAGTGCGCCAGCATACACAACTCCAAGGCGCTAGCGTCGATACCGACCAGCTTGTAGCCGTGGTTCGGCACGAACAAGGCACGGCATTCCTTGCCATAGGGGGCGCCTACGGCAGGTATCTGGGCAAGGTTAGGGCTGTAGTGCGTCATGCGTCCGGTGACGGCGCCATTTGTCAGGACTTTGCCGTGTAGCTTTCCGGCTACAGTGCAAGCCTCGATCCATGACTTGACCATACTGGATCGCTTCTGCAAGGTCAGGTACTCCGCGATTAGCTTCGCCTCTGGACGGTCAATCCCCTCCAGCACCGCTTCATCCACCTTCGGGCGCCCTGTCTCGGTCTCTTCCTTGAACTCGACACCGATGCCCTTCAGACGGTTGGCAATCTGTTGACGGCTACCAGGATTGAACTCCTCGACGCTGTCCTTCAGCCGCTTCTGGGTCTTCTCGGAGAATCGTTCAGTGACGATCGGGGGAAAGGTCTTCTGCATCTCCTCCTCAATCGCGGCCATACGCTGCTCCAAGGTGTCCTTAAGCGTCAATGCATCGAGCAACTCAAAAGAGACACCGTAGCGAACCTGCTTCTCGACGATGTACGCTACCTGATGCTCGAGTTTGATCGACTCATCGCTGAACTGTTGTTCGACCAGCAAATTATACAAGTACTTGTATAACTCACGAGTCACCACG